GTTCATTTGTTGGAAGAAAATCTTGTATATTTTTAAGAATAAAATCTTTTGAATTAGAATTTAATAAATTAAAAGATGATTTTCCATCAGTTATTCCAGACTCATAGGCTTGACGCATAATTAAAGAAAAATCAAAAAAACGTGATTCTGATTGTGTATTATATTTTTGAAATACTGGATTACCTAAAATTTTTTCTTTATTTGCTGTTAAAAATTCTTGAAATCTTTTTTCATTTTCAACAAAACCTTTATTATTTTTACTAATAATTAAAGAATATAAATTTTGTGTTTGATCTGTTCCAATGCCATTTAATCCTCCAGTTAAATCTAAAATACTAACTGGCTCAGAATACCCATCAATAATTATTTTATCTTCTAATGATTGAATTTCTCCAGTTACAACTTTATCAAATAATTTATTATATAATCCTAGGTTTCCATTAGACGGCAATAATCCATTTTCTTTTTTTTCTACTAATCCTTTTAATGATTCTCTTAAAGAAATTCCATATTTACCTTCTAGTTGTAATTGATCAATGTCATTGATACCCATATCACCAGTAACTATTTTATTATACGAATCAACAAACACTTCATCATTTTGTTGAACTTCTAAAAAATTATCATTAGATCTTTTCCATGTTATTTCTGATTGTATTTGATTACGTCTACGTTCTAAAGAATCAATATAATTATTTTTTCCTTCTTGGTCTAAATTTTTATAAATATTTTGATATTCTTCATTTTCATAAAAATTACCTTTAGTGGCTTCAATATATAATTCATCATGCTCTTCTAATGTTTTTTCTGTATCAATAGGATTAAATGTTAATAAAAAATCTACATCTTGACTTCTTGCATTATCTGTTGCTGTTTTTATTAATCCTGGAATATCATTAACATCTAATAAACCTTTAAAACTTCCTCTTTCTAAAGATGATAAAAATTGTTTAGGATTTTCTTCTACCATTTGATTAGCAAGAATTGTGTATAATTCTTTTCTTGCTGTATTAACTGCATCACTTGGTAATTCGCTTAAAATTCCATCTATAGATGCTTCTAAAAATATTCCAGGAGCATCACGATCTAAACTAAAAAGTTTCTTTTCTGTTTTTACTCTTGTCTGTGGATTAATTAAATATTCTTGAAAAAGATTTTGTTTTTCGGTTTGTAAAACAGTTTGTGCATTAGCTATAGAATTTTGTCGTATAAACCTGTCTACTTCTTGTGATTGAGTTGCATATATATCATCAATATCCATTTGGAACATTTGTTTAACAACATCATCATCAATAGAATTTGCTGTTGATGTAATTATTTTTTTAAAAGCATCATCATATGTTTTTTTTGCTTTTATTGTATCAGGATTAGAACTTGCTTCTAATTTAATTTGATTTAACTGTGGTAATATTGAATTAAGTTTTGTTTTTAATAAAGTTTTACGATCTAAATTTAATTGTCTAATTTCAAATTCAGTTTTTAAATTTTCATTTAATTTAAAAAGATCTGTTTTATATTTTTCTGTAATACGTGTATCGGCAAGTTTTTTTTCTTTTTGTAATTTATCTAAGTTATTTTTTATACTTGCATCTTCTTGTGCAAAACGTGTTGCAATATCTTGCATTCTTTTTGCTTCTTGGGATATAGAACGATAAGGTAATGTTGCTGCTGATGTTACATCAGAAACAGGTGTAGGAACACCACCTATTTGTCTTATGCCTGACTTGCTTTGATATGTAGGAATCTGAACCATATTATCTTATTTGACCAAATTCCTTATTCAATAATATACTGTTTTTATTTTGAATAGTAATTAATTGTTTTTGTAAATTGTTTTGTTTATAAATTAAATCTTCTTGATTTTTTATAATTGTATCATTTAATATTTGTTGATTTTGTGTTTGTGTTTTAATTAAATTTTGTGTTGCATATGCACCTACAAGAGTTCCAGCAGCACTAATAAAAGAAGCTGCTCTTTGTTGTCTTGCTTGATACATTGCTAATTCTCCTTGCATACGAGCATTAACAGCTTGTTGTTTAAAATCATAACTTTGTGTCCTTGCGTCATACATAATATTTAATCTTTCTATTTCTGCTTCTGCAAGATTTTCTTCTAAAACAGCTAAAGGAGTTCCACTCATTTTAACACCAGATTTTATATATGCTGCTTCTGTTGATGATATTTGCTTATCAAATTGTTTATTAAATGTATCAATATTTCTTTCGCCAATAAGAATAGCGTTTTCTGCTTTATTTTCATAAATACCAGCATTACGTTCTGCTATTGTTTGCTGGTAACGACCAGCAGCCATTGCTGCTTGACCAGCTAATAAACTTCCAGCAGCACTTACACCAGCTGCAACAACCATAGGAGGAGCCATTAGATTATCCTCGCATATCTGTAATAGTTTTCATTGTTTTGATATTGTTCCATTAATCCTTCTTGTTTCATTCCTAACCATTCTGCAAAACGATGACCAAGAGTAAAGTTTTCTTTTACGGCTGTTTGCAAACGTATTACCTTATAATCTTTTATCAATTTATTCATTCCTTTTTTTATTATTTTAGCGGAAGAAAATTTGTTTTGCCATATCAAATTTGATGCCATGACCCATCCTTCAAAAACACCTTCCCATATAGGAATAATACCACCAGAACAAATAATACTATCATTATCCATTGCTGTAAAAGACATATCAGGAACTTCTAATCCATCTAGGTGACTGTGCCAATTTTTGTCTAATTCTGTATGGGGATCATTCATAATATGATTAACCATGTGATGTGCGTGTTCAGCTTTAAATGGTATTAAGTACATTATCCCTCATTTATTGTTATACGTGGATAGATAGAAATAACTGTTAATGGTAATGGTTGTGTTTGTCTAACAAAAACAAAACCATCTGTATTAAAATCATCCCTAAATTCTACTTGTTTATCACCAGTGAATAATGGCACGGCTGCATCCATAGAAGCGGCACTAGAACGAAATGGTATTCTTTCCATATCATTCAAGTTTGGACCAACTTCTACACCAACAGTTTCGTGTAAACGTAGTGTTACTTCGTGAATACGTTTATCTTTAGATTGTGATGTGCCACCTTCGCCACCAGATTCTGCTCTCATTGTTTGCAACGTAGAAGTATAAGGTAAACCAATATGAACTTTTGTTGCAGAACGATCTAATGTTACTGCACCACTTGATACTGTTTTATCAGCGTGGGTTGCTCCATTAGCTAAGATTGTAACTGTTTCACCCTCCAGGTGATCTAATCCTGAAATAGTTGTTGCTGCACTACCAGAATAAGTTAGTCCACTATCAACATAAAATGCATCTTCCTGATCTGTGCCATAATCAAACAATGTTAAATATTCTACATAGCGTCTTGTTGAACCATTGATAGTACGTTTAACAATCATATAAAATTCATCTTCGTTATTTTCTGTAGGAATAGATGCTACACTTTCTACAACAGAATTTCCTGTAGAAAAACTACCACCAATAATGTGGCGATGCCACCCTGTTACTTGTTCTGCTCTTGCATACGTAAAACCAAGTAATGTACCATCATTACGTACACACCATAAAACACTGTCAGGTTCTTGTTGATATGACATTTCTATAATACCACCTTCGGTAATATGCTCGGCAAGTAATGTTAGATCTGTTGCCTGGTATTGGTCTATGTTTAGGTTATATGTTAGCTCACGTATTTTTCTTTTTGCTCGTTGTAAAAACATTGTTACGTTTTCTATTTGCACTGCATCTACATTTGCTGAACCATAACTTGATTGACGTTGTATCTGTACGTTTGTTGGTGTGATAGGTTGCGTTGTACCTGATGCACTAACAACAAATTCACCTCCTACTGTACCAACAATCAAAGAACGTTGAGCAGATAAAAAACGTATTGCATTTACTTTATTAGATGCAATAGTATAAATCATAGAGTCTGTATCGGCTGTTGTTGTATGATACCCATCATCAAAATTTTCATATTCATTTGATTTTGAAAAAAATAATGTTTGTGGTTGTTCTGATGTTCCAGCAAAAACTAATCGTTGTTCAAAAAAGGTTACACAAGATGGATGTCCAGTTGTGTCAGAAAAAGATCCTAATGCCCAGTCTGTTGTTGCTGATCCTGATGAAATAGCATCTTCTACTGTTCCGTTTACATGAGTTGTGTCTGTAAAGACAGTTACTTTAATATGACCATCTTTAATATGAATTAATCTTCCAACATCCGTAGACTTAAAACCATCACCACCATTAATACCTGTTGTTGATGATGCTGTTATTGTTGCTGTTGATCCTAAAGCTGTATGAGAAGAAGTTAAAGTTGTTGCTGTTGTATTGTGATCTTGAAAAGGTCCATTTTGAAAATCAACTTGTGTTAGTGTCCACGATGTGTGACCAGTTCTGCTTAACTTTCTAACAGCATATTCAGGATGTGTAAGATACATAATATCAGCAGATTGTGCATATTTTATTTCAAACAAATCAGCAGATAAATAAGGGGTAGATATTTCATAAATTTTATTGGCAATACCACCAGATGTATAGGCTGTATAACCAGAGGTATCAACATTGTTTCCATCAACATCTTGTAGTTCAAAAGTGTTGGTTGTTTTATTAGCAACCTTAAATGTTTTACCATTAACTTCTGTCATTCCAACAACACCAGTAATAATAACATGATCGCCATTAGAGTAACCATGGGAGGAAATGGTAACTACTCCTGGATTAGCTTGTGTTATCCCAGTAATTGTTTTGTCAGATTCTGTAATAATTCCATTGTCTTTATAAAAACGAATATATTGATTACCAAATTCTAAAATATATGTTTGTGTCGTAGAAAATTCAAAAGGTACAAGACGTGTTGAATTGGCACTTGTTTTTACTTCATGCACAAACTTTGTACCTGGTCTACGTGTTACTGCACCATGAGGATGCACCACCATATTTTCTAATGTTTTACATCCATTAAAATATTTACCAATATCTGTTCTACCATCAAGTCGTGGTGATAATTCTCCAGCTGTAAAGTTGGTAAACGAAATGGTCGTTTTTGCCATTTAGTACCTCGAATTGATAAAAGAACTAGAATCTATATTATCGGCTGTACCTTCAGTTGCATCTACAAAACGTGCTTCTCGTAGTTTTTGATTATACAATTCATACATTTGACCAGCTAATGATGTTGATGCGGTAATAGCATAACATAGTTCTGACGCTAATCTTGCTGCTATTGTTTCAATCAGTAATGTATCATATTCATTCGGATCAGTATTTTTGAAAATGTATATTAAATAAATTGTTGTTTCATCCGTTAATAATTTTCTTCCTTCTATTTTAAATTTTTGTCCTGAATCTAAGTCAGAAGAAGATCCATTATGATGACCTCCAACTTTTAAAACACGGATACAATCTGCTGGTAAAGTGTACTGATAATTATATTCATGTGTTGGCGTATCAGAATCGGCAGCTAATTCTACTCGTTTAATTAAACAATTCCATGTATGTGAACGAAAAACAGAATCACGTACAGATTCATAACGCTGGTTAAGCAATCTAGCATTCTTACTATCTTCTGTAAGAGCTGTAATGTTATTTGCACCTAACATATTAAGAGATGAATTACATATTTCTACTACTGATGCCATTATGTTTTCTTATTCCTATTTGCAAAATTTCTAGCTGATTCTACACTCCCAAAACCCCATGCTTTAAGTGCTAGTGCCTTTCTCGTTGGTCTACCTTTATCATCTTTCATTGGACCTTTCATTCCAGCAAAACGAGCAGCAAAAGAAACTCTCCTGGGATTAGTACCAGATTTTACTGGAGATTTTAAGTTAGATCCTTCTGTTCTTTTAAAATATCTTCTACCAGCAGCATTAAGTCCACCTTTTGGATTTTGATATTTTTTAGCAACCATTTATTTTTTCTTCTTTTTCATTGCTTTCTGAATAGCCATTGATCTTTTCTTTTCATATCCTGACATTTTTCCGTCTTTGTTTAAATCACCTTTTTTCATCATTTTCTTTTTTATCATTTTTCCTGGCATAATTAACCTTTCTTTTTCTTTTTTGGAAATCCAGCTTTCATATTTGCATAAGCCTTTGGTGTTATTGTTGATTTAGACTTAGGTCTTGACGTACCAGCTTTTTTTCTTGCGTTTATGTTTGCGTATAATCCTTTTTTTGCCATATTAAACCTTTCATAGAGGGGATAAAAATCCCCTCTATTCTTTTACAATTATTCAGTTGAATATACAACCCACATATAAATTGTACCAGTAGCAGCAGCGCCACCAGTAGTAATTACAATGTCGGTTTCTGAAGTCACTCTATAACCTACGCCAGTTACCGCTGGTACTGGAGCGCCAGTTGAAGAACCAGCTAACATAGATTGAGATTGACCAGCTACGTTCCAAGTACCAACAACAGTTATATATCTGTCATCATCACCTGAATCGCCAACTTTTAATGTTACACCAGAACCCAATGCGTCACATTTTACAACAACGTCATGGATTGTAGCATAAGCTGGAATCTTTGCTAAAGTTATATCAGAACCTGAAGCTAGGGAAGATGCTTCGTATGTATCGTGAAATACTCTTAGCTTTCCTCCTACTTGCTCACTACTTGCTTTTACAACAGGAGTTGCAGTCAAGTTAGTGATATTTACACCTTTTACACTTGCCATTTTTTACCTCCTATTATTCGTTACAAGGGATTTGAAATACTTTATCTTCTTCCATACGAGTCGCACCAACGCTCATGCAGTAGTAAACTTGTGTGCTGTATGATTTATCTGCTCTTTCGCTAATTTTAGCTTGAACATCTTTACCAACAGCAAGTTTAATTGCATCTTCAGTATAGGCAAAGCACAGTCTATCGTCAGTATTTGTTGCATCAAAAGGTAATCTGTTTGATGTTACAAATTTAAAGCCTAAGAAAGTGTCAATTTCACCTTGTACTAAAGCTCGTACAGTATTAAAGTCAGCAGAAGTAATTGTTGAGTCACCTAACAAATCAGAAATTTGTTGAGCGCCACACACAATGTATCTTGCTAGACTTGGATCTACATCATTCGCATCAAAGAATTTTTTAGCAGAACGTAGTTTTGCCAAAGTTAATCCATCTGTTTGGTTAGATGTAGCAAATTTAGAGCCTGATGGTAGAGCAACCGAAGTTCCACCACTTACTCCTGTGTCAGCAGATGCATTAAATGCTGTAATAATTACATCATCCATGCTTCTACCCATAGCTGCCGCAGCAGCTTTAGCATAAGAGCTTGTTGGATCAATAAGCATTCTGACTTTATCTGAATCGTCAATAAGGTCAGCCCACTCATAGTCATCCAAACTAACTCTTCTTCTGTCGTGAGGTGTGTCTATTTGCGGAGTATCACCATGTCTGCTTAGTTTTTTCTGAGCAGCAGTTACGCCAATTTGTTCAAAAAAAGCGTTTTTACCAGTAATAGTTTCCACATCAACAGTTCCTCTCAACTTTGAACCCATTTGTTGAGAAAGCATAGACACGTTACGGCTATACTGTTCTACAAATGCTGTAGTTATTTGATTAGACATACTAATCTCCTATAAGTTAAGTTGTTAATGCTTGATTGATTTATCCTCACCAGAGGGATCATTCTTCATTTAAGGACTGATAGTCCATCTTCTTTCAGATTGTCAACGGAGTCCATTGGATTATTCCGTTTCTATCCCCAGCTTCATATTCTGAAGTTGGAAAACCTCTTCTACCGCAGCCTGGTGGTTTGGATGATTCTTATTCCAATAAGGATGATCCTTGTCACCAAGAATTTTACTAATTTCTTTTTCTGCTTGAACTGGTGTTATACCACTATTTTCTTCTTGTCCAGTACCTAAATTATCTTCGGAAAATTTATCGGACAAACCAGATAATGCTTTAATAAAAGCTGGATGATTTCCAAGACTTGTGCCATCTTGTAATTTCATTTCAGCCATATCATCTGCAAAAAAATTTTTAAAAACTTGATTTGCTTTTTGTACTTTTGAATCATATGCTAAACCAAATTCTTTTCTTAACTCTTGCTCAGAATTTACCTTTGAAAGTTCTGCTTGTTTTTGTAATTCATCCCTTCCTTGGCTTTCAAGACTAGAATAATAATCAAGTATTCCTTGTGCTTGATGCGGTAATAACCCTAGCTTATGTGCTTGTGACACAAATTCTTTAACAGGTTGATCACTTGCTCCTTCTTGCACTTCATACTTAACTTCATATCCTTCAGGACTTTCTGGTACACCCAACTTAGAATATACTTGTTTCCAATCATCCTCTGTTGCGTGTTTTCCTGGAATAGATATTTTATCTGCACCAACCATTTTTTGTGCATGGACTAAACTTTTTGCCATATCTTCTACATTACGAAAATTTTGCAACGAAGGTTCTTGTCGTAAATCTTCTGGTAATGTTTCTAAGAAACTTACTTCTTGTGTTGGTTGTGTTACCGCTTGTTCTATTGGTTGTTGTTCTTCAGATTGCGGTTGATCTACCACAGTTGTCTGTTCTTCCATGTTATTTTTCCTTCTCTTTTTTTAACATTGATTTAATAAATAAAGTAACGGCTCTCATTCCCTCTAAATTCGCTGCAACATATGGATCTTTGTCAAATGTTGATGTGTGTATTCCTGTTCGTTGTTCCAAGTCTGCTAAAACCATTTCTCCTTCTTTAGAAGAAAAGCATTGTTGATACGAAGAACGTAATTCTTTTAATTTATCTTCCTGTTGCGCCACCAGCTAACTCCTTCAATAATGGTGCAGCTTTTCCTCCAGCTTCTGCTAGTTGTGATGTTTCATCCAACTCTGCTTGACGCTGTGCTGCTTCTGCTTGTTGTTGACGTATCTCTGCTACCTCTTGATCAGATCGTAATACTTTTCGTGGTACACCCAATACATCTGTTACGTGCTTAACTAATTTATCACTATCAATGTAATCCATGACAGGCATTGACTGACCTAGAGGAGTAATGATTTCTAGTGAACGCAGTATTGCTTGTACCTCACCAGTACGTTGTGATCTTGCTAATGGTGATACATACTCAATATCAACTGTTTGACCTTGCAATGACATTGGCGGTGTTGGTAATATTTCTTTTCTTAATAAAATATTAAAACAACGTGTAATTAATGGTTGCAACATTTCTGATTGTAGTCTGCCAAGGACAGGAGCAAGTAATCGCATTTTCTCCTCGTTTCGTTGCATAACTTCCGTTGCTGTCATCTGCACATTCTGTGATAATAATAATTGATCTACATAATAGGCTTGTCTGATTGCATTACGTCTTTGTTCTTCTAAATTAATACCAACAGGCGTGTTTGCACCAATGTTTAATGGCTCAATTCTATCTCTACTACCAGATCTATAATAGTTTAAACCTCCAGGTTGTGTTCTTACAGGCAATACAAAGCTATCATCTGGTACTAATAATGGTGGATCTACCATCTTTTGTGCTGCTTTTATTGTTGTTTCAGCCATTTTATTTAACATTTTTATGTCTGGTAAGGCTGTCATACTAGGTGATCTGCCATATACTTCTGCACTAGACTTCAACCAACGTGGTACAACAAAAGGAAATTCGTTAAATCCTGATACAGATATGATGTTTCCATCCTCATTATCGTAGTAAATAGAGGTAAATGCCATAGATTTATTATCCATTTTGTATGGATTGAGCTTATCATTAGGCTTAACACACTGATGTATTGTTACTTCATCATATGGACTATTCTTTGCTGCATCCAATAATCGTTTTGATAGTTTATTTCCAAATCTATTATACGCTGCTTTAGCGGTCATTTTAAATTCACGATGGACTGTATCTACATATCCCTTATCATTTTCTGCAATATAAATTTCTTTGATGTGTCTTGTAGAAAAACGTAATAACTTTTGATCATCCTCTTCAATCATCATACATGATGTACCAAACGTACATAGATCTACATACAACTCATGGACTTCTTGTTGAAAGTTAGAACGTGCAAGAGTAATATACATTGCTTGGGTACATGATTCTAACCATTCTCTACTCTCTTCATCCATCGCCAATGTTTCATCTTTGAAACGCATACTAAACCACGGCGTAGCTGCATTGGTTAACATTCCATGCAACGAGGAAGAAAGTAATTCTGCGGCGTGTAATGCTGTTCCATCAAAAATAAATTCGGTTCGTTTATCTCCTGGTGTTCTATCTATATTAACATCAGCTCTTCTTGGTAGCACATAGTCTGCTATTTCTTGCCAATGACTTTCCCAGTTTCGTCTTTTATTTTTTAATTCTGAAAACTGATTACTTAATTCTGATACATCCATGTTACTGTCCTAATGTTGT